CTAGCAGTGTCTGCTTTAGTTGCTATTGCCGTAGCAATGTTGTCAAACTCAGTTTCAAACTCAGTTCCTTTGATGATTTTGTTAGCGTCCCCAGAAGACAAGCCGTCCTTAGAGGCAAAATCAGTAAGTTTAGTGTAGTTGCTCATATTGTTTTACCTACCAGCGCAAGTATGTTTATTTCCTGTAAAGATAATTGTCCACCATTAATGTCTGTTTCTAGACCAATGCTCAAAGTTCCACCACTGCCGTTAGCATTAATTGCCTGTTTAGACGTGAGAATACCGCTTGAGAATTGACCTATGTTATATTCGTCTACACCAAACTCAGCCGTTGCTTGGCTACTGAGTGTAATAAATTCTGCGTTGTAAGCAGAACCAAAGTCATAGTCCCATTTAAACAAAATATTAAGGCCACTGCCTCCTACAATCGTAGGTCTAATCTTCTTGAGAAACTTTAGTTTAGAAGGGTCTCCAAAAGATAACTCAGGACTAAAGTACTTAAAAGGATAGGAACTACCGTTATCTTGATAGCCAGTGTACCTACCAAAGCCGTTAATGTTGCCTATAAGCAAGTCACCATTGTCTCTACTTTCATAACATTTAAATCCGGTAGCAGGCCAACGTGTTACTCTGTAAGCTCCGTTTTCTAATGTACCTCTTATGTCAAAGCAGTACGTCATGTCTTGATTGCTAAAGGTCAGTAAGTAGAAGTTTTCTTCTGGGTGATAAACAGAAGTATATAACTCGTTTGCTTCGTTAATTAATTGAATGATGTCCTTAGTAATCGTAGAGGACAGTGTAGTCAGTGGCATTGATTTTTCTTGTATTGTTCTGCCGAAACTCTTAAGACCAGTTTGTGACAAGAAGAGTACGTCAGAACCAGTGTACTGTACGGTGTCTCTGCCTACGCAACCAATGCCCGACACAGTGTCCGTTAACGCCATGGTTGCAGGAGCTTCCGCACCAGAATAAACAACCATACTGTGCTTACCAAAAATAATCAACAGGTTGTTGTGTGCAGCCAGTGCTACAATCTCGTCAAACCCATCAGGCCAAACTTTAGAAATGTCAATGGATCCTGATGTACCTCCTGTCCAGTCTTGGCCTATCAAAAGATCAGACCAGTACACAATAGATTTTTCTGTAGCAAAGTCAGCAGTCCACAAACGGCCATACGCAGCCAGAACTTCATTACCGTACATCGTTAGAGACACACCAGCTGCACCAGAGACAGAGCTTAGTTCTTCTACTGCTTTTGACGTGCTGTCATACACCAGAGGCTCGTGCCCACTCTGGAAGAAATAGATCTTGTCATTGAACGTGACCATCTTCCAGTTATCAGCGGTAATTGTATAGCCACTAGGCGTCTCGTCTACAATAGTCTCCGTACCGCTTAGGATCTTGTTGTTACCTACTGAAAATATTTTGATGTTACCTGCGTTGTCTTTAAACTCTTTTATTGCACGCGGAGGATTAGAACTTAAGTCAACACTTGTCTGAGTAGAGGAGTACGTAGCAGTTGTTGCAGAAGTTCCTCCAGTAAGTGTCTCAGACGCGCTAAAGGTTCCTGACCTTGTGTCCTGAATAAGTAACACAGTGCCGTTGTACACCTCTGTAATCGTTGCTGTAGCTCCTGACGTGCCTCCAGTGATTGTTTCGTTTGCTTGAAAGCCAGTGGTGTCGTCCACTACAACGTACTCATACGTAGCTTGAGTAAGCAAGCTGTAGCCTTTACGCGCAGCAATACGCCCACGCTTGTCAATCACTGCGTTGTCAGCTGTTTCAGCAAAAGACGGATCTTGTGCCAGCGGTGCATCTTCGGTGTTGATACCTTTGAACGCTGGTGCTACAAGATTAATGCTTTTGAGTTCTTGTGCCATACAAATGCGCCTTACGGTGTATAGAAGATGGTTTCTTCTGGATGTCTACCAGCGTCCTGTGCAATGGCATCGGACAGATACTTGTTAGCAATCTGGAAGTACTCAGCAGCTGATGTGCCTCCAGTTTCGCCACGTTCTCGTGCAGCCAAAGCTACTGCCAAATGTATCACGGGCATTGAAGGAATTAACAACTGGCTGTCATCAGCACTTAAGTCAGGATTACGTAGTACACAGTTAAATCTAATGGTGTACACAGCGTCAGGCTTTGGGTAAATGTCAATTAAAGTGTCTCCACTAGAATTAACACCGTTGTACGTATAGTACCGTGGTGAGCCTGATAGTGGATCTTGTAGCATGTACTGTTCGTCAAACCAGTTAGCTGTTTGGTAGTCCATCACAATGTTGGACGTATCGTTAAACACGTTAAGTTCTTTGATGCTGTTTTGGCTACCCGTGAGTGCGTAGTTAAAAATGTCAGCAACTGTAGTAACTGTTAACGTAGTCCTAAGTGCTGACCAATCCCACGAGTTCTCCACAAGGTTCTTAGCGTCATTAACGATGTCACCAATGAGCTTACTGTACGCTGTGGACTGCACAGAGGTAACTTCTGTTTCACGAAGTCTCCTGAGTACATTATTAACTAACTGAAGATAAGTCATTAGTACATTCCTTCAAACAAGCTTTCGCCAATAATTCTATTTAGTTCTACCATGTAATCTTTTGGTTGATACTCAACACCCACAAAACCCGGCAGCTGATAACTTAATCCTCCCATGTAACCACCGCGCGGTGCTGCTGCTCCTGGGGCACCTGCTGCTCCTGGAGTACCCGGAGTACCCGGAGTACCTGGAGTACCCGGTTCCCCTACAATGGGAGGTTCCTCTGGTCCCTGTTCTGGTTCTACTACAGGAGGTTCCGTTGGAGGTGGTTCTCCTGGAGGTGTTGGTGGACTAACAAGAGGTGGCTCCGGTGGTGGAGTCTCTGGACCTACTTCAGGTTCAGGTGGAGGTTCAGGTGGAGGTAAAGGAGGCGTTTTATTATGTGAAAGCAAAGAGCCTACAAAATAAGTATGCGCGTCTTCAACTGTTATTACAACAATTTCTCCATAAGGTGCTTCTTCTATAGAAACAACCTTAACACCTTGTACCTCTTCTCCTTCTTTTAAATCCTTACTTTCTACCCATGAATCTTCTTTTTTAAACTTATGCGTATAAGAACCAACAAAAGAAAAACCATCGCTAAAAATAACTTTAAGCCTTTTTTCTTCTTTAATTTCTACATAAGTTACTTTATAAAAACCCAGTTTGTTTGTATGTTCGTGAGCAGTCCAAACTAAGTCACCTACTTGTAAATCACCAGCACGTTTAACTTCGTCTTTATTTTCCCCTGTTCTAATTGGCATATCAGGAGAAGGACAAGAAGTTGAAGGAGTACCAGGACCAACCTCAGGAGGAACAACTTCAGGACCCGGAGGAACAACTTCGGGTCCAGGAGGAGTAACTTCAGGACCCGGAGGAGTAACTTCAGGACCCGGAGGAGTAACTTCAAATAAACTAGGTGGTGGAGGAGTTTCCGGAGTTAACACTTCGCCTGTCCCAGGACGAATTGCATCGTCTTCACCACCTACTCCAAAAGTTTCACCCACATTTGGATCTAAGTCGTCTCCGTCAACGGCACCTAAAACACCATCACCATCAGCGTCCGTATCTGTACTGTTAGGAATACCGTCACCATCAAGGTCATCTACTGACGGGCCAGTAGTTACATCTGGTCCTGGGCCAGTATCTATAGTTTCTTTTCCGGTGTCTGTTACTGTGGTGTCTCCAGAAAGAACAGTTTCTCCATCTACGTCAGTACCTTCTGGTCTTACAACCCAGTTACCGTCAGCATCCTGGATGTAGAAGTTGCCGTCGTCTCCTGAGATACCTACGATATTACCTTGTTTGTCACTAATAACTCTACCTCGTGGTGCTTTAGCTGTAGGAGTAGGCTCAGGTTCTGGAACTTCTTCAACAAGCGGAAGACCTGTTTCATCGTCAATACCATCACCATTAGTGTCTACAGCCCCGTCTGTTAAATCTTTATCACCAGTAAGTAAATCTTCTGGGCTTACTTCTTCAACACCTTCAAGAGTATTAGTCTCTGGATTATAATCATAACCTATCTCAGCATTAATTATTTCTCCAAGGATACCTCCTGCTATACCGCCTTCTTGTTCAAAGACACTTGTTCCTGTTGTCGTTAAAATAGAAGTAGCGGCATCAAAAACCCTAGAAACTACGTTTCCTTCTTCCCCGGTAAAAATTTCACCAATGGGTCGAAGAACACCGTTTTCAAAAACTTCCCACCTTTCTTTTCCAGCGTTATAAACAGCATTAGCTATTTCTTGTACGCCTACAAAATTACCGTCTTCATCAAAGATTTGTATTTTAAGCGGTGAACCATTAACTTCAAAACTTACTGGAATCATAATTTCCAGCAAAAGGCCTTCATTTGGATCTACAGTAAGTGTTACAGGTCCTTTAAGTTCGTCTAAAGACTTCTGCATCCACTCTTCAAAAAGAACACTTGTTGACTTAGAGCCAGCATCTGGACCAAAAATTGCAGTCCTGATGAACTCACCACCAGACTCCAACACAGGTAATATCTGTGTTTCCCAAAGATTTTCTTTGGCTTCTGTTTCTAGGTTTGTTTTAAGAGTAGCTTCTTCGTATTTAATACTTGTGTTGCCCTTTCCAAAAAAAGCTTCTTGTTCTTCGGCAGTGGGCGCTCTTCCGTTTACCTCCGCAAAGACTCTATTAAATTCTTTAGTCGTTACTGTGTTGGTATTAATATATTCTCTAACTTTATCGTCTGCAAAACGAGTGTCTACTATAGAATTAACAACAACAAACTGCTCTAACTCTTCGTCTGTATACTCATAACCAGACTTGTCAAAAACCGCTGCTGCATCTTCTTTACTAAAGAAAGCATAGCCTACTTCTCTATTGACTATAGTTTCTATTTCTTCTTTAGTTTTTGATCCTAAGTTATAGTCTGAATACAAAGAATCTAAAAATTCTTGGGCTTCCGAACTAAGCCTACCTTTTGCGTTTCTTTCTAGAAAACTTTCTGGTACTTTATCAGACTGAAGAACAAGGTCAAAAACATAAGCTCTTGCTTCTTCTTCCGTAAAACCTTGCTGCTCTTTTTGTTGAAGATATTCGTCAGCATCAAAGACATCAAAAGTCCCTAATTCACTTATGGCTTCTGTTACTGTTGTACGGCCTGCTGTGTTAAAAACTAAATTAGCTAAGTCCTTGTTTATATCGTACAAGTTTTGAGAATTGCCTTGTGCAGCTTGACTAATCCAGTCAACAAAAGTATCTCTAAATTCGTCAGGAATGTCCATGACATCAGCCATGGCTTCTGCATAAGTATCAGCTTTTGTTGTGTCTGCTTCAACAATAGCTTCTTCTGAAACAGGAATATTTTCTTCAGCTGATATTTGTTCAACAAGAAGTGCTGCTCTTTCTTCTTCTTCTTGAGTTAAACTTTCAGTTCCTCGTAAGTAAGCATTTAGAAGACTTCTGTAAACATAATCTTCCTTTAATCTATTAAGAAAATCTTCAACAAAACCAGGATCTTTATCGGTGTCTACTCTTTTTGGTACGCCGTCTTCTATTACTGTAATAATAGCCATTACTTAGACACCCCCGCTTTCTTCTCATAAGTCCTCAACGTACCCAACCCAAGCATCCCCATAAGCACAGGCATCATAGTTGCAGTGTCAATCAGAGGTATCTTCACAGAAATCTCCAGTAGCGCAAGAACAAAGTTGGAAAATGGTATCACCATGAAGTTCCCTGCCATCCCAAGTACACACACCCACCCAACAGCAGGCCGCCAGCCACTAACGAATATATTAGCATGGCTAGCTTCAACTCTGTTGACGTCCAGTTGTGCACGAGAAAGTTCCAGAGCGTGCTTCTGAGCCATTGTAGCAACTTCATGAGCTAGTTTTGCCTTTTGGTCCTTGTCCTCTATGAACTTGTCTAGGAGGCTCGTGACGGGTCCTATGAGCTTATCTATCATTGAACTTGTTCCATAGTTCAAACAGAGTCTTAATCTTGTCTTCCACAACGTCCATGCGGGACATCAGCTTTCCTATGGACAACACGAGGACTACGAACCCAAGAAATATAGGCCATATTGCAGAAATCAGTTCTACGTATTCCATTAGTCCTTACCATTGAATATCTTCTGTATTGTGTCTG